ATGCTGGAACAAATGGGCATTGCCGCGAAGCAAGCCTCGTATAAATTAGCGCAACTCTCCAGCCGCGAAAAAAATCGCGTGCTGGAAAAAATCGCCGATGAACTGGAAGCACAAAGCGAAATCATCCTCAACGCTAACGCCCAGGATGTTGCTGACGCGCGAGCCAATGGCCTTAGCGAAGCGATGCTTGACCGTCTGGCACTGACGCCCGCACGGCTGAAAGGCATTGCCGACGATGTACGTCAGGTGTGCAACCTCGCCGATCCGGTGGGGCAGGTAATCGATGGCGGCGTACTGGACAGCGGCCTGCGTCTTGAGCGTCGTCGCGTACCGCTGGGGGTTATTGGCGTGATTTATGAAGCGCGCCCGAACGTGACGGTTGATGTCGCTTCGCTGTGCCTGAAAACCGGTAATGCGGTGATCCTGCGCGGTGGCAAAGAAACGTGTCGCACTAACGCTGCAACGGTGGCGGTGATTCAGGACGCCCTGAAATCCTGCGGCTTACCGGCGGGTGCCGTGCAGGCGATTGATAATCCTGACCGTGCGCTGGTCAGTGAAATGCTGCGTATGGATAAATACATCGACATGCTGATCCCGCGTGGTGGCGCTGGTTTGCATAAACTGTGCCGCGAACAGTCGACGATCCCGGTGATCACAGGTGGTATAGGCGTATGCCATATTTATGTTGATGAAAGTGTAGAGATTGCTGAAGCATTAAAAGTGATCGTCAACGCGAAAACTCAGCGTCCGAGCACATGTAATACGGTAGAAACGTTGCTGGTGAATAAAAACATCGCCGATAGCTTCCTGCCCGCATTAAGCAAACAAATGGAGGAAAGCGGCGTGGCATTACACGCAGATGCAGCTGCGCTGGCGCAGTTGCAGACAGGCCCCGCGAAGGTGGTGGCTGTTAAAGCGGAAGAGTATGACGATGAGTTTCTGTCATTAGATTTGAACGTCAAAATCGTCAGTGATCTTGACGATGCCATCGCCCATATTCGTGAACACGGCACACAACACTCCGATGCGATCCTGACCCGCGATATGCGCAACGCCCAGCGTTTTGTTAACGAAGTGGATTCGTCCGCTGTTTACGTTAACGCCTCTACGCGTTTTACCGACGGCGGCCAGTTTGGACTGGGTGCGGAAGTGGCGGTAAGCACACAAAAACTCCACGCGCGTGGCCCAATGGGGCTGGAAGCACTGACCACTTACAAGTGGATCGGCATTGGTGATTACACCATTCGTGCGTAAATAAAACCGGGTGATGCAAAAGTAGCCATTTGATTCACAAGGCCATTGACGCATCGCCCGGTTAGTTTTAACCTTGTCCACCGTGATTCACGTTCGTGAACATGTCCTTTCAGGGCCGATATAGCTCAGTTGGTAGAGCAGCGCATTCGTAATGCGAAGGTCGTAGGTTCGACTCCTATTATCGGCACCATTTAAATCAATAAGTTACACATCATTAGTACCTTCCTTATTTTTTGACTGGGACAAATTTGGGACCGATGGGTTCAGGATCGAGTCTATTTGCCGTGCGTGTTCGGTAAGGTGATTAGGTGCAAGGTGAGCATATCGACGAACCATTTCGATAGACTCCCAGCCTCCCATTTCCTGTAACACTGACAACGGGACTCCGGCTTGAACCAGCCAACTTGCCCAGGTGTGTCTCAAGTCGTGAAATCTGAAATCATCAATACCAGCCCGTCTCAGCGCCGCTTTCCAGGCTGTGTTTGCGTCATACCGCATCTTCCTTACTGTTGGCGCTTTCGTTCCGTCTGGTTTGGTACAGCTTTCCTTGTACACAAATACCCAACGGTGATGATTCCCGATTTGTTTTTTCAATACGCGACATGCAGTATCATTCAGCGCAACGCCAATTGCGCGGTTTGATTTACTCTCTTCCGGGTTTATCCATGCCACCCGGCGCTGCATATCTATTTGTTGCCATTCAAGGTTGATGATGTTCGAGCGTCTTAAGCCTGTTGCCAGTGCAAATTCAACAACAGACTTTAATGGCTCCGGACATTCATCAATCAGCCTTTGTGCTTCATGGGGCTCCAGCCAGCGGATCCGTTTATTCTTTGGTTGAGGCACTTTAATAATTGGTGCCTTATCCAGCATTTTCCATTCACGCTCTGCGGCTCTTAGTAGGGCCTTTATAAATGAAAGATGCGTAGCCTTCGTTGCAACGGACGCTGGTTTTGGCGTGTATTCTGGAACAGGTTTCCCTTTTTTTCTGCATGCTTCTGCCCTGAGTTTCCAGTTTTCCTCATGACGCCGGTTCGTCATTTTCTGCATTGCTGAATAAATTTTTGATTCAGTAATGTCTCTTAGTTGCATTCCTGCGAAATGTTGAAGCCAGAATCCGATCCGGCTTTTGTCATCGTCCAGTGATTTTTTATGTGCTTTCTCTTCAAGCCACCTGACACACGCTTCCTCGAACGTTATATCAGGTATTTCACCAAGTTTGCTGACCCGCCATGCTTCAGCCTTTAGCTTGTCATGGAGTTCTGTCGCCTGCCTTTTGTCCTTTGTTCCAAGAGACTGTTTAAATCTTTTACCGTTCGGCAATGTGAAACTGGCGTACCATATTTCACCTCTGCGGAAGAGTGACATTTTCTTTCCTCTGTTATGCCATCACCCGCGCTCACCTGGACAGTATGCAGCGGAGACTGAAGAGCCGCAATGCAGGCTTGTCGTGTTGTGAGGTAAGGAGATTTATTCTTAGTGGGATCTTTGCGTGTTGCCTGAAGACGCCCTGTGCGTATCCAGTTAATGGCAGTCGGTCTGGATATCTTGAGAAAATGACAGGCCTCATCGAGTGTGAGGCTGTATGGCTCCATTATTTCACCTCTTGTTGTGACATTGTTGAAAAATGGATACCAGCTCGTTGCTGCCAGACGATCCAACCGAGAGTCATATCCCATGCCATGTATTCGTTATCGCCGTTTTTTGCTCTCCGACGATCTACTAAGTCACCGAAACGCTTTTCCATGAATAATTCATAAGCTTCGCGTTCATCTGGTTCTACTTCCAGAGATAGGAGTGCGATTTCATAAGCACGGCGCTCAATATCGTCTCGCACGTCAAGGCTGCTGATACGCTCTTTAATTTCTTTAATCAGTTCTTTGTCGGTAAAAGTGGTCATTATGCTCCAGCCTCCGGTGCTTTTGGCATTACTGCCCAGTGAGTGATATTGACGTTTTCAAGGTCCCCGACCTGAAATGTCCACTGCCATTCTCCGGTTTCTTTTTGTCCCCAGGTGTACCAGAGAGAACGCCAGCCAATTAGCCAGCCTTCTCCGTTAGCATCGAATAACAAAACACTTTCATTTGCTGGTGGCAGTTCAGTTGACACTGGTATTACTTTGTTTTCCTGTGCTGCACATTTAGCTTCAAGCGCATCGAATTTACGCACCAGGTATTCAGCATCTGTTTCATTCACTTTCAGATCTCGCGGTACACATCTCCCACGAAGAAACCCTTCCATTTCGAAAACATTCATGCGCATTTGCGTAACTCCGATAACTCGTTAAAACGTTCCATAAACATCCCGTAGGCATGGCCCGGTGCCTGTGGAATCACTTTGAACATCTCTGTTGCCGGGATACCTTCCAGTACAGGCCAGAAAGAGCCATCATCAAGCCCGAGATCGCGGTGTTCGGTTGCCAGCATAATGAGATCGGCATATTTCACTGGCGTGCTCATAACAGGAGGTAACCCGTATTTCTCACGGATTACGGCGTCTATTTTTTCTTCCATCCGTTTATAGTCAGGAAGAAGTCGTTTCAGTGGTGCGGGGATGTCCTGGCAATATGCTTCTGTTGCATCATACATTAAAGCTTCAAAAGCAAATTCCTGTGGCACCAGCTGGCTGCAAAGCACCGCATGTTGGGCGACACTGTAGAAGTGTGAAAGATGTCCTGCAAAGCGACAGATATTTGAAAGGGAAACCGCGATATCGTTAATAACGATGTCGTCTTTATTTATCCTGTCATAATAAAAATGCTTCCCGGAAAAAGTTTTAATAAATGACATTTTGTTCTCCACGTATATGCGCTGCACCGCGCTGAATTCGGGTAAAAGGAAGCCCTCACCGTCCGGCGATTATTGAGTCAATTACATTTCCATAAATGCCCCCGTAGGGGCGGTTAGTTTCTCCACAAAACAGAGAAGAACACCTGCGGTGGCAGCCGCCCGGATGGATTGGGTTATGAGCCCGTCGTCCGGTGATGCTCTTCTCTGTTTTGTAAAAAGGACGGTACCAGCCGGAAGCAAGGGTACAAGCTGGTACCGCCAAGACTACACACAGCATAAAGTTGTGGTGCCGGGCGCCTCCCGGTGCCTGGCGAAGGTTGCACACCAGGCGGGTGGGTATCCACAGAAGGTCGACTGTCAGCCTCAACCTTTACCCGCGTGCGCTGAGCCGCATTCACCACAACGCTAAGGATTCTCTCTGGTTGAAAATACTTAGCTGTTATGTGCCTGCTTTTAGCCACATCAGGCGAGGTGGACCTAGTTATTCCCCAACAACAAGGATTTGGTTATTATGTAACCCTCCCCAACAACGATAAGGATTTATATGGAACGATGTGTAGATAAGTATGAGGAGAGGCATGTGCCGTTAAGACAAAAGCCTCCAGTTCCTCCAAAACCACCCAAGGAAAACTGAGACTAATATGACCAGAGACGATTATAAATTTTATATTCACTACTCTTATGTATTGGAGAAGATGAATTACACGTTGTTAACTCGTATTGATAAATTAATAACGTTGATGTTAATCGTTCTCGGTTTTTCAGTTTTCGCCCCGTACAGTAATTTATTTATTTTCGGTTTGTTTGTTGCCGTACTTTCGGTTCTTCAGTTGGTCTATCAGTTCGGCCAGGAGGCTGGGATGTCTAAAGAACAAGCGAGGCATTACAAAAGACTGCTGATTGAGTCTGATACTCTTTCTGAAGATCAGTTGCAAGCTAGGTATTTAAAAATCCAAGATACCGATAGTAATCCATGGAAATCACTTGAACGAGCGGCTTTCATTCGGGCCTGCATTTTTGCTGGTGTTCCAACTAAGTACGATCTAACAACCAAAGAAAAATTTATTGCTTGGTGTGCGGGAGATCTACCTCTAGAGAATGAACTAACGGATATTAATGATGACCAACAAGCATAATCCAGTTCACGGACATGTACCTCCGAAGCCGAAACCACCGAAACCGAAGAAATGAGACATAATAGGATTGGATAATGAGTCGACCAATAGAGCCTTTTCATATTCCACCTCGTCCCAGGCCACCAGATCCAGGCCCAAAGTGAGGGTTACTGATTTTTAAAGAGCGAAGCGTCCGGTAGGGCGCTTTTTTGTTGCTAACGAATCATCCTGGACTTCATATGCTCCAGGGGGCTACTTCGTGGGCGTCCTGCCTGTTTGTTGTTTCGCTTGGGTACATTATGTATCTCAAAGGTACATTGTCAAGTATAAAAAACCTGCCGAAGCAGGTTCATAAACATTGATTAGGCTTTGATTTTGTATCTTCTTGGTTTTCCTGAGAAAATCACTGTACCAATTATAGAGCAATTACCGTTGATCTTAATGTAAGGCTCAGGCCAGTTTGGGTTTAACGCTTTGAGATAACGCTGTGTCCCATCTTCTATCAACCTTTTGAAGGTGGTTTCACCTGTATCGTGCATCAATGCAATAACGTCGTCACCGTGGCAGGCAGGTACTTCAGGATCGACAAAAATCATGTCTCCCGGGCGGTACTCATCAATCATTGAATCACCTATCACCCGCAAGATATAAGTCATTTCCCCACAGGGGACAGGGCAGGGATACGTTTCTGCTGTGCTCAAATCAACCTCAGAATATCCAACTTCTTTCCATGCTCCGGCCTGTACCCATGATATGACAGGGACTAATGTGATTTGTTTATTAGTGATTGAAACATCAGGTTTTTTTGTGATGTTCGTTGTCTGGTGTTCTTGATCGAGCCATCCCACAGGCAGGTCGAAACATTTTTCGATGTGTCGTGCCATGCTGTCACCGATATTTTTAGTAGCACCATCTCCCATAAACCTGCTGGTCTGGGTTGGCTCGCGATCAATCATAGTGGCAAAGGAAGAATTCCCGCCAACACCATCTCTCAGTTTTCTGGCGTTAGACCGCCGGATGTCATGGATTGTTTTCATAACAAAATTAAAACCCTTGTACCGTTAAGGTACAAGTATCTTGAAGGTTCATTTTAATCATGTAATATGTATACCGGAGGTACATATTGTATGAAAGCGTATTGGGACTCTTTAACCAAAGAACAGCAGGGCGAGTTGGCCGGAAAAGTTGGCTCAACACCTGGCTACTTACGGCTGGTTTTCAATGGCTATAAAAAAGCCAGTTTTGTGCTGGCTAAAAAACTTGAGCAATGCACGTCAGGTGCAATTACGAAATCTGACTTAAGACCGGATATCTATCCGAAAGATTAGCAGAACACTTTCAATTTTTAACCACAGAACGATGAGGCTAATCGTGGGTAAGCATCACTGGAAAATAGAAAAACAGCCTGAGTGGTACGTGAAAGCTGTCAGAAAAACTATCGCGGCGTTGCCGGGTGGTTACGCTGAAGCCGCTGACTGGCTGGATGTAACAGAGAACGCTTTATTCAACCGCCTTCGTGCAGATGGCGATCAGATTTTTCCGCTGAGATGGGCAATGGTTTTACAGCGTGCTGGTGGCACTCACTTCATTGCTGATGCTGTGGCGCAGTCTGCAAATGGCGTATTTGTGTCTCTTCCTGACGTCGAGGATGTGGATAACGCCGATATTAACCAGCGTCTGCTGGAAGTCATTGAACAGATCGGCAGTTATTCAAAACAGATTCGTTCAGCAATTGAAGACGGTGTAGTGGAACCGCATGAGAAGACAGCAATTAACGACGAGCTGTACCTCTCAATTTCGAAGCTGCAGGAGCATGCAGCACTGGTCTACAAAATTTTTTGCATTTCAGAAAGTAATGACGCCCGCGAGTGTGCAGCTCCGGGCGCCGTGGCGTGTCGTGACTGTGGAGAAACTAACGCATGAACAGTTTAACAACACACTACCGTCGCTCGCAACTGATTGCGCTTCCTGTACCGGGTGGAAAAGCGAAGGTGGAGTATTGCTATGCAGTAAATGTACTAGGTGACAGGGAAATTGTAACCCACAGCTTTGCAGAGTGGGCTGTGGGTGATTTCAACCGGCAGAAGGAGACAGTCCTTTGCGACAAGTTAACCGCTGGTTCAAAGATCACTACGGAGTACCCGTCAGAGTCATTCGTTGGGAGCCGGAAACACAACGGGTTATCTACCTCCGTGAAGGCTATGAGCATGAGTGCTTCAGCCCGTTCGAACAGTTTCGTCGTAAATTCAGGGAAATAGAGGTCGGTCATGAGCACTAAATTAACCGGCTATGTATGGGATGGTTGCGCTGCGTCAGGCATGAAATTATCCAGCGTGGCAATTATGGCCCGCCTGGCTGATTTCAGTAATGACGAAGGTGTGTGCTGGCCATCAATTGAAACCATTGCCCGCCAGATTGGCGCGGGGATGAGTACCGTCAGAACGGCTATCGCACGGCTGGAAGCAGAAGGCTGGTTAACGCGTAAGGCGCGTCGCCAGGGTAACCGCAATGCGTCGAATGTTTATCAGCTTAACGTTGCGAAGCTTCAGGCTGCGGCATTTTCTCAACTGTCAGATTCTGACCCGTCAAAATCTGACGCATCAAAATCTGACCCGTCAAAATTTGATGCGTCGAAATCTGGCAAAAAAGCGGGTTTTCACCCGTCAGAATCTGGCGGGGATCCGTCAGTAAAATCAAAACATGATCCGTCAGATAAAAAAACTTCTCGTCCGGACGCTTCGCAACCGGACACGCAGACGGCTGAACAGGATTTTTTAACTCGCCATCCTGATGCGGTTGTATTCAGCCCTAAAAAGCGCCAGTGGGGAACGCAGGATGATTTGACCTGTGCACAGTGGCTCTGGAAAAAAATCATTGCCCTGTACGAGCAGGCCGCCGAATGTGACGGCGAGGTGGTTCGTCCCAAAGAACCGAACTGGACAGCATGGGCAAACGAAATTCGCCTGATGTGTGTGCAGGATGGTCGTACTCATAAACAAATCTGCGAGATGTACAGCCGCGTCAGCCGCGATCCGTTCTGGTGCCGTAACGTGCTCAGCCCGTCGAAGCTGCGGGAAAAATGGGATGAGCTTTCCCTGCGCTTATCGCCGTCCGTCAGCACGTACACCGAAAAACGCGAAGACCCGTACTTCAAATCCAGTTACGACAACGTGGACTACAGCCAGATCCCGGCAGGATTCAGGGGGTGATTATGAGTCTTTTGAATGAAGTTCAGAAATTCATTGAAGCCCATCCGGGGTGTACTTCCGGAGACATTGCGGATGCTTTTGCAGGTTACTCACGGCAGCGCGTTCTGCAGTCAGCAAGCAAGTTACGTCATAGTGGGCGTGTGGCTCACCGTTGTGAAGGGGATACACGCAGACATTTCCCGCGCCAGACAAAGATATCGCCGGAGGCGGAACGGCAACCAGTTCGTGAAACCAGACCTGTGCGCAATTTCTATGTCGGCACTAACGACCCGCGGGTGATTTTGTGCCTGGCCCGCCAGGCGGAAGAACTGGAGTCCAGGGGCTTATTTCGTCGTGCTGCAACCGTGTGGATGGCGGCATTCCGTGAAAGCCACTCCCAGCTAGAACGAAACAATTTTCTGGCGCGTCGTGAGCGGTGCTTACGGAAAAGCAGCAAGCGCGCTGCATCGGGTGAAGAGTGGTATCTGTCAGGGAATTACGTGGGGGCTTAATGACGACGTTAACTCAATGCCAGCAGCAGGTGCTGGATATGCTGATTTCTTATCAGAAAGAACGTGGCTTCCCGCCAACCAATCAGGAGGTGGCAACCATGCTGGGATACCGTTCGGTGAATGCAGCGGTGGAGCATCTTCGTGCGCTGGAGAAAAAAGGCGTCATCACGATAAAGCGTGGCGTGGCCCGGGGGATAACGCTTCATACCGCGGTGAAGGACGACGACAGCGAGGCGGTCGGGATTATCCGCTCACTGCTTGCCGGTGAGGAAAACGCCAGGCTGCGTGCAGCCCACTGGTTACATGAGAGGGGCCTGAAAGTATGAAGCTTATTCTGCCTTTTCCGCCCAGCGTCAACACGTACTGGCGACACCCCAACAAAGGGGCGTTTGCTGGTAAGAGCCTGATAAGCGCGGCGGGGCGAAAATTCCAGAGCGCGGCGTGCGCAGCAATAGTTGAGCAGTTACGTCGTCTGCCGAAACCAACGTCGGCACCTGCTGCAGTGGAGATCGTGTTGTTTCCACCGGATAACCGGATCCGCGATCTGGACAACTATAACAAGGCGCTGTTTGACGCCCTGACCCACGCGGGTGTGTGGGAAGACGACAGTCAGGTGAAAAGAATGCTGGTGGAGTGGGGACCGGTTGTCCCGGAAGGGAAGGTCGAGATCACTATCAGTAAGTACGAGAAAACGGCGGGTGCAGCCGCCTGATTAAGAGGAGAAACGAAGTATGAATAATCTGATGGTCATTGATGGTATTGAAGTTCGTCGTGATGCTTATGGGCGTTACAGCCTGAACGATCTGCACAGGGCTGCCGGTTCTCTGGATAAGCATAAGCCTGCATACTGGCTCCGCAATGAGCAAACTGAACGTTTAATAAGCGAGTTGCAGATTTGCAACTCGGTCAATATAGAGCCAGTTAACGTTATTCGTGGCGGAAATAACCAGGGGACGTATGTCTGCAAAGAACTGGTGTATGCCTATGCAATGTGGATCAGCCCGTCATTCCATCTGAAGGTGATCCGTACTTTCGATATGGTAACCAGCACACCGGAAAAATTATCCGGGCAGGCTGCTGACAAGATGCAGGCTGGCGTGATCCTGCTGGACTTTATGCGCCGGGAATTAAACCTGTCTAACTCATCAGTGCTTGGAGCCTGTCAGAAGCTTCAGGAGGCTGTTGGCTTACCGAATCTGGCACCGCGCTATGCCATTGATGCTCCTGCTGACGCGCCTGATGGCTCAAGTCGCCCGACACTGTCACTGAGTGCACTGCTGAAACAGTATGGTATCCGCCTTACGGCTAATCAGGCATATCACCAGATGGCGAAGCTGGGGATCGTCGAACAGCGCGAACGATACAGCCGTACAGCGATTAACAACATCAAAAAATTCTGGTCGCTAACGGCGAAAGGCTGCATGTTCGGTAAGAACATCACCAGTCCAGCAAATCCGCGCGAGACGCAGCCGCACTTCTTCGAATCCCGATTCCCTGAGCTGTTAAAGCTGCTCGATACCGTTCATTGAGGTGACCGTGAGAGCACTACTGACACCTGAAATTGCCCCGCGTATGGGGATCGTATTGTTCAGGCCCGGTTCGGAGCTGATGCCCCTGTTTATGCAGGGACGTGTCCTGCTGGAGCCTGAGCCGGAGCGTTATTCATCTTTTGCCAGTGGAGCCGTTCCCGCGGCATCACAACCGCTGGCGGATGATCCTGCCGTTCGGGCCGTGTTCCGCAATGAGGCAGTGATCCGTCGTGCTGGTGGCGTGGAATGTCTTGAAAGCTGGTTACTTCGTGAAAAGGGCTGTCAGTGGCCTCATTCCGACTGGCACAGCGAGAACATGACCACAATGCGGCACGCTCCGGGAGCAATTCGTCTGTGCTGGCACTGCGATAACCAGCTGCGCGATCAGTTCACGGAACGGCTGGAATCAATGGCAACGGATAACTGTGCCCGCTGGGTGTTATCTGTTGTGCGCCGTGATCTCGGTTTTGATGATAGCCACGTTGTGACAATGCCGGAACTGTGCTGGTGGCTGGTTCGTAATGACCTGGCGGATACCTTACCGGAAAGTGCAGCCCGTAAGGCACTGAGATTACCGAAGCCTGTTGTGCCGTCTGTCACCCGGGAGAGTGACCTTGTGCCTTCGGTTCCTGCCACCAGCATCATCCAGGATAAAGCGAAAAAGGTGCTGGAGCTGAAAGTGGATCCGGAGTCGCCGGAGTCTTTTATGTTACGCCCAAAACGTCGCCGCTGGGTTAACGAAAAGTACACGCGCTGGGTTAAGACGCAGCCGTGCGCATGTTGTGGAAAGCCTGCTGATGATCCCCACCACCTGATAGGTCACGGTCAGGGTGGAATGGGTACAAAAGCGCATGACCTCTTTGTGTTGCCTTTGTGCAGAAAGCATCACGACGAGCTGCATGCGGATACCGTGGCATTTGAAGAGATGTATGGCTCCCAGCTGGAGCTGATATTTCGTTTTATCGATCGTGCGTTGGCAATTGGTGTGCTGGCCTGATTTTGTGGAGAAGGTTGATGCGTGATATGTATGAAGTTTTGGACCGCTGGGGAGCATGGGCGGCAGCAGATAACAGTGGTGTGGACTGGCAACCGATAGCTGCAGGCTTCAAGGGGCTTTTACCTCATGGCAAAAAGTCTCGCCTCCAGTGCGAGGATGATGAAGGAATTATAATTGATGGATGTGTAGCCAGGTTGCGTAAATATAAGTCAGAAGATTACGAGCTGATAATCGCCCACTTTGTTATTGGAATTTCGCTCCGTACAATTGCAAAGAAGCGGAAATGTTCTGATGGTACTTTACGTAAAGAATTGATTGGCGCTATAGCTTTCATTGAAGGGGTAATGTCAATGATTAAATTTTCTGATTAGATAAAAAGGGCGGGGGTTCCCGCCCTTAATTCAGAATCGCCCTTTTATTGCTAAATTACGATAATAAACACCTAATGCAGTAAGTCGGCATCCAGTTGAATTTATCGCAGCATAGTACATATGTTCAGTATCAACCGGCTCAACCAGTCCGTGGCGGTTACATTTTTGTAGATTTTGAAAAATTGATACATTTTCATCAATCGGTGATTCGGAAGTTGGTTCAAAGCTAGGATCTAAATGGAATACATGTGTAGCTGTTGGGAACCATACGGGCAATTTGCGAAGAGTATCCAAAGACACTCTTGGTCCTACCTCTCTCAGAACAACAAATCGAGAAACATTTGTTTTAAAGACTGGGCGCTGATCCCACGCCCCCAATGCTTGATCCACAAAGCTATACAGACTACTTGGAGTAATATAACCTAATATATTAGCTCCTGCGCCATACAAAGCTTCGACCATTAATGAAGTAAATACTCCACCATCATTAACTTCTTTGGCATACTCATCTCGTCTACATGCAGTAAGGATGGTAGAGCCATCTGCAAGTACAGTTTCTCCTCCTTTTAGCATTCTTTCCTGGCCAGCGGCCCCAGCCTGACAGCAGTCGAGAATAATAATTTTATTGCGTATGTTAGTTGCTTTATTAGCCCAAACCATAACATCACTTATTCTTATGCCATTACTTGATCTTGGCGAAAAGTCATGTGGAATCAACATTCCTTCATCAATGTTATTATCAAAATATCCATGTCCAGCAAAGTAAAATAATGCAACATCACACTCTCCAGAAAAAAGATTCTGAATTTCATATTCAAGGAAATCTTTGTTGAGGGGGGTTGCACTACAGTGTGTAAGTGTTCTAGCCTCGAAATTAGGCCTCCCATCGGCGTGTCTAGATAATGCTTCTGCCATTTTTGCAGCATCATTTTCACATCCGCTGAGAGCATCTAATTCAGCATACTCATTGATCCCAATAAATAGTGCTTTTTTCATATGGAAGCTCCTAAGCCAGCTCACGAATGGCAGAAACGATGCTTTCTGTATTCCACTTGACGATTTTGTGAGCGGCTTGCTTAACTTTCATAGACGTACGCTCGGAGCCCCAAGGCTCAATGGCAATAATTGGCTTTCTATATTCTTGAGCTATTCGGATCTCTGCATCAATCCATTTGCTGTAGCTGGCATATACACCAGCCAAAATAATTACAACACTTGATGGTGCCATTTGTGATCTTATAGCAGAGTAAAGTGCAAAATCATCTTGGGCACCAATTATTGGATCAACTCTGGGTACCGAGTAGTTCTTAAAGTTGAAATACCCACGATTCTTGAGAAGAGCCACAAGCTGTTCATAAGTGTTTGAATATTTCCAAGAGTGACTAATAAATAGATTAAAAGTTCTCATAAACTCTCCATTTTAAGGAAGTGAAGTAAGTACATTCTTCTCTTAGAAATAAAAATATCAAATCTATTCACGCGTACGCAAAAAGTATTGTATCGTATTAAGAGTGGTTAGTTCGCCACACAGCTTAAAACCCGCCGTCGAGCGGGTTTTGTCGTTTCTGGATCCGGCTATTTGTTGAGCTTGGTCTATACCGCAGTTATCCATTGGCTCGGCTTCTTTTACGTTTCCGCTTCTGATTTGCGGTTCGTGGTACACCCTCAATTTGCACCTCCTTTATCGGCGAGGTGAGAGATAACTACAAATGCCTCATAACCCAAATACCTGGCTGGAGTTGGTACAGAGCTGGTGGCGTGGAGACACACCACTGGGCGCAGTAATTATGTCGATCGTTATGGCTGGTTTACGTATTGCCTATTTTGGTGGCGGTGGCGGCTGGAAGCGAAAAACGCTCGAGATTTTGCTCTGTGGCGCTCTGACACTGACCTTTGCATCCGCGCTTGAGTATGTCGGATGGCCTAAATCACTTTCTGTTGCTATTGGTGGTGGGGTGGGGCTGATCGGGGTCGATGCTATTCGTGGTGCGGCAATGAGAGTAATCGGTAACAAGTTTGGTAGCTCGAAGGAGTAATTTATGCAGGAACTAAATCCTCAGCGTAAAGCTTTCCTTGATATGGTGGCCTGGTCAGAAGGAACGGATAACGGGCGACAACCGACACGTAACCACGGTTATGATGTTATTGTTGGTGGTGAACTGTTCACTGATTACTCCGATCACCCTCGCAAACTTGTCACGCTAAACCCCAAACTCAAATCAACAGCCGCCGGACGTTACCAGCTTCTTTCACGCTGGTGGGATGCTTACCGTAAACAGCTTGGCCTGAAAGATTTTTCTCCAGAAAGCCAGGACGCTGTAGCTCTGCAGCAGATTAAAGAGCGTGGCGCTTTACCGATGATTGACCGCGGCAATATTCGTCAGGCAATCGACCGTTGCAGCAATATCTGGGCGTCGTTACCTGGTGCAGGTTACGGTCAGTATGAACATAAAATCGGTGACCTGATTGCCCGATTTAAAGAGGCTGGTGGGGTGGTAAATGAAGTTGAGCTATAAGCTGGTTATCGCTGCATTCTTCTTTACTGTCATCGGTTCTTTCATCTGGTCTGCCAACCACTACTACAGCAAATATCAGCACGAAAAGAAACGTGCTGATGAGGCTGTACAAAATGCTGAATCTGCAACAGCCATTACCCGTAACGTCCTGCAATCACTGCAAATCGTCAATACAGTTATAGAGGTTAACCAGCATGCAAAACAGCAGATCGCACTGGAGTCACAGAGAACCCAGAAAGATATCAAAGTGGCTGTTGCGGATGATGGTTGTGCTGCACGCCTTGTGCCTGCTGCCGCTGCTGAGCGGTTGCGGAAGTACGCGGACAGTTTACGTGAGCACTCCGGCTACAACATTACCGACTAGTCTGACTTCTGAAACACCTGTACCGTTCATACCAAATCCTCTGACTTATGGTGCCAGCCTGGAGCTGAATGTGAGTCTGTTGTCTGCACTGGCTAACTGCAATCGGGATAAAGCTGATATTCGTAAAATAGATGCAGAGAGAACTAACCATTAAGCAATAAAATTGTCAAATTAATCAGTTGTCAAATGAATATACGTTAAAGGTATATGTCGACATAATTTCACCAAGTACCTCAATACATATACTTTTTTTATGAAAGATACTGGGGAAGGAACTTAGCTCTTCAAGGCATTTCACATAAGTGCTGATATCACTTGCATCACGTTCAAGGAATTTCACTTGGCCAAAAGAAGGAGTATTAATCCTAGTTCTTTGCTGGATTATATGGATAAAATGTGTAGTTGGTGAAACTATTACTCTTGAAATATCGGAAATGATGTCTTCTTGAACTTGCCGATAAAGTAAATCCTTTGGGTAATGGTGTTTGATCTCGATGGTTGCAACATTGCCATTATGTTCAGACGTTAATATCGACTGGTTATAAAGTGATATGTCAACAGCGCCGATACCGAGTTTTGGATGCTCACTTAAAGCAGTTAGTGTGCTGATTTGATTGAGAATAACAACTAACTCATCACGTATTTGAGTTTCATGTTTGCGATTGTAGAAGTAGCAATTCAGTTCATTTAACTTTTTATGCATCCTATCGTGACTAATTGCTTCGATCAGTAAATCCTGAATCATACTTTTCTCTAGGTAATCCGAACGGTTGTAAGTGACAGTATTGTGCTGGCATGTCATTAGTATGTAAAGGTATTGTGAATGCCAGCAAGATAACGAAGTATCATCGATAGAAAAACTTTACGGCCCACTCGTAAACCGCTTTGTAAATCGGTTCATGGTAAATACTATCGATACTATTCAGATGTGCGATCATCGCCTCCACAGTTGTAGTGGTTGTTTCTAATATTTCGATTATTGCAGGGCGGTCATCATCTTCATCGAAGTATTCGAACAGCAGTACAGGTTTACCATGCCATTCAGCATCTGAGACTCTAAGGTTACAACTACCGCTCAACTCAAAGTGAATTTTGTAATTACCTTCTACAGAATGGCCTACGGGGAAAAAGCATAGGGTGTCATCTTTGTTTAAAAGCCATTCCCATTCATAACTATTCATTTGTGAACTCCTGTTCATTGAGTTTCAACAACTATCAACTACATCCAGCGAAGCATAAAAGATCGTTTATGGCAAAACCGGAGTGGAGTGCGATTCGATTCTGAGAAGGATGCCACGTATCGCACGCGAACCATCCAAGAGGATTATGCAATGCCACCACGAACCCCAAAAGCCTGCCGCGTTCGCGGCTGCCCCCATACCACCACTGACTCGTCAGGCTATTGCGAAAGCCACAAAAGCGAAGGCTGGAAGCAATACAAGCCAGGCCAGTCCCGTCATCAGCGCGGCTACGGTTCGAAGTGGGACTGTATCCGCGCGCGTGTCCTGAAGCGTGACAAAGGCCTGTGTCAGTTATGTCTGCGTGCTGGTGTGGTGCGTGAGGCGAAAACCGTTGACCACATCATCTCTAAAGCGCGTGGCGGCACTGATGCCGACAGTAATCTACAGAGCCTGTGTTGGCCGTGTCATAAGGCGAAGACGGCCCGTGAATGGCTGAAGTAAGAACCAGTTCCCACTGCCAGAGGGGAGGGGCGGGTCAAATCCCTGTGACCTGACGTCTTCCGGACTGCCCGCCCCATCGTTTTTTTATACCCGCGAAAAATGAAATTTAACCAGGAGTGCCGCATATGGCTGGAACGGCGGGGCGTTCCGGGCGTCGCCCCAAGCCAACGGCGCGCAAGGCGCTGGCCGGAAACCCCGGCAAGCGAGCCCTGAATAAAGATGAACCTGTTTTTACGCCCATCAAAGGTGTTGAGCCACCGGAGTGGTTCGCTGAAGAAGATCTCCCTCTCGCTACGATCATGTGGCAACTGACAACTAAAGAACTCTGCGGTCAGGGTCTGCTGTGCGTGACTGACCTCGCGGTGCTTGAGCGGTGGTGCGTGGCCTACGAGTTCTGGCGACGTGCCGTGAAAAATATTGCCAGACAGGGCAACACCATCACCGGTGCAATGGGCGGTATGGTCAAAAATCCGGAGCTGACCGCCAAAAAAGAACAGGAGTCCGAGATGAGCAGTACGGGGGCAATGCTCGGACTCGACCCCAGCAGCCGCCAGCGTCTGATTGGCCTGGCGGGGCAGAAGAAAGCCACTAACCCGTTTCTGAAAATCATCGAATCATGAGCCGGAAATCTTACCCCAACGTAAATGCTGCCAATCAGTATGCCCGTGATGTCGTGCGCGGAAAGATTGTGGCCTGCCAGTTTGTGATTCAGGCCTGCCAGCGCCATCTTGATGACCTGATGGAGGAAAAAAGTAAGTCGTTTCGTTACCGCTTCGACAAGGACCTGGCTGAACGGGCCGCGAAATTTATTCAGCTGTTGCCGCACACCAAGGGTGAGTGGGCATTTAAACGGATGCCCATCACGCTGGAGCCGTGGCAGCTATTTGTGATCTGCTGTGCGTTTGGCTGGGTCAATAAAGGCACCCGGTTGCGCCGCTTCCGGGAGGTGTATACCGAAATTCCCCGTAAGAACGGCAAATCGGCAATCTCTGCCGGTGTTGCCCTGTATTGTTTTGCCTGTGATAACGAGTTCGGCGCGGAAGTGTATTCCGGTGCCACGACGGAGAAACAGGCATGGGAAGTCTTTCGTCCGGCACGACTGATGTGTAAACGCACACCCATGCTGACGGAAGCGTTCGGGATTGAGGTTAACGCCTCAAACATGAACCGTCCGGAGGATGGTGCGCGGTTTGAACCGCTGATCGGTAACCCCGGTGATGGTTCATCACCCCACTGTGCCGTGGTGGATGAATATCACGAGCACGCCACAGATGCGCTTTACACCACGATGCTTACCGGGATGGGGGCGCGACGCCAGCCACTGATGTGGGCCATTACCACCGCCGGGTACAACATTGAGGGGCCGTGCTACGACAAACGGCGGGAAGTCATCGAGATGCTCAACGGCTCGGTGCCCAACGATGAACTGTTCGGGATCATCTATACCGTTGACGAAGGCGACGACTGGACCGACCCGCAGGTACTTGAAAAAGCTAACCCGAATATCGGTGTGTCGGTTTATCGCGAGTTTTTGTTAAGCCAGCAGCAACGTGCGAAAAATAACGCCCGTCTGGCAAACGTCTTTAAAACAAAACACCTCAATATCTGGGTGTCGGCGCGTTCGGCGTATTTCAACCTGGTGAGCTGGCAGAGCTGCGAGAATAAATCACTGACCCTTGAGCAGTTTGAGGGGCAGCCGTGCATTCTGGCCTTTGACCTGGCGCGTAAGCTGGATATGAACAGTATGGCGCGACTTTATACCCGCGAGATTGACGGTAAAACGCATTACTACAGTGTGGCTCCGCGCTTCTGGGTACCGTATGACACGGTGTACAGCGTCGAGAAAAATGAAGATCGCCGGACAGCCGAGCGCTTTCAGAAATGGGTGGAAATGGGCGTTCTGACCGTTACCGATGGTGCGGAGGTGGATTATCGCTACATCCTCGAGGAGGCCAAAGCGGCGAACAAAATCAGCCCGGTCAGTGAGTCACCCATCGACCCCTTCGGGGCGACCGGGCTGTCGCATGACCTTGCGGATGAAGACCTGAACCCCATCACCATCATTCAGAACTACACCAACATGTCCGACCCGATGAAAGAGCTGGAAGCGGCAATTGAATCGGGGCGTTTTCATCATGACGGCAATCCCATCATGACCTGGTGTATCGGCAACGTGGTCGGCAAAACCATTCCGGGTAACGATGATGTGGTGAAGCCCGTCAAGGAGCAGGCGGAAAACAAAATTGATGGTGCAGTTGCGCTGATTATGGCGGTTGGCAGAGCCATGCTGTACGAGAAAGAAGACACGCTGTCTGATCACATTGAGTCCTACGGGATCCGCTCGCTTTAACTGAGGTAATTATGATCATGCTGATTCTCGCGCCTCTGGTGGGCGTGCTGGGTGCGCTTTTGCTGGCGTATGGTGCCTGGCTGATTTATCCCCCGGCGGGGTTTGTTGTTGCCGGGGCGCTGTGCCTGTTCTGGTCGTGGCTGGTGGCGCGATATCTCGACCGTACACAGCCGTCTGTCGGCGGAGGTAAATAGTGTTCTTTTCGGGATTATTTCAACGAAAAAGTGACGCACCGGTGACCACGCCAGCAGAGCTGGCGGATGCTATCGGGCTGTCATATGACACCTATACCGGAAAGCAGATCAGCAGCCAGCGGGCCATGCGACTGACGGCGGTTTTTTCCTGCGTCAGGGTGCTGGCGGAGTCGGTCGGGATGTTGCCCTGCAACCTGTATCACCTGAACGGCAGCCTGAAACAGAGAGCCACCGGCGAACGTCTGCATAAGCTGATCTCCACGCATCCCAATGGCTATATGACGCCGCAGGAGTTCTGGGAGCTGGTGGTCACCTGTCTGTGCCTGCGGGGAAACTTTTACGCCTACAAAGTGAAAGCATTTGGCGAAGTGGCTGAACTGCTGCCCGTCGACCCAGGTTGTGTGGTACCGAAGCTTAACAGTAGCTGGGAACCGGTTTACCAGGTCACATTCCCGGACGGCTCCACGGATGTACTGAGCCAGGAAGATATCTGGCATGTGCGCACGCTGACGCTGGACGGTCTGGTGGGACTGAATCCCATCGCCTATGCCCGCGAGGCAATATCGCTGGCAGCTGCGACCGAAGAGCACGGGGCCAGACTGTTCAGCAATGGTGCGGTGACGTCCGGTGTGTTGCGTACAGAGCAGACGCTGTCGGATCAGGCTTATGAGCGTCTGAAGAAAGATTTTGAGGAGCGTCACACCGGGCTTGGTAATGCTCACCGCCCGATGATCCTTGAGATGGGGCTGGACTGGAAGTCGATGGCGCTGAACGCCGAGGACAGCCAGTTCCTGGAAACCCGCAAGTTTCAGCTTGAAGAAATCTGTCGTCTGTTCCGTGTGCCATTGCACATGGTGCAGAACACCGATCGCGCCACCTTCAACAATATCGAAGAACTGGGGCTGGGATTTATCAACTATTCACTGGTGCCGTATCTGACCCGCATTGAGCAGCGGATCAACACCGGACTGGTACGAAAAAGTAAGCAGGGCGTTTATTACGCCAAATTTAACGCCGGGGCGTTACTGCGCGGGGATATGAAGTCCCGTTTTGAAGCCTACGCCACCGGGATTAACTGGGGAATTTACTCTCCCAATGACTGCCGCGACCTGGAAGATATGAATCCGCGTCCCGGTGGGGATGTCTATCTCACACCGATGAACATGACCACGAAACCCTCCGATGGCAGTAAAGCCGGTAAGCAGAAGGATAACGCCAATGCAGACGAAACAACGTCTTGATGTACCGCTGAGTCTGAAATCTGTCAGTGACTCCGGTGAGTTTGAAGGGTATGGCTCCGTCTTTGGTGTAAAGGACAGCCACGATGATGTGGTGATGTCCGGGGCATTTGCTGCTTCCCTGCGGGCGTGGAGTGACAGAAAAGCGTTACCTGCGCTGCTCTGGCAGCACCGCATGGATGAACCCATCGGTGTTTACACCGAAATGAAGGAAGACGATGTCGGGCTTTACGTCAGGGGACGGTTGCTTATTGATGATGATCCCCTCGCAAAACGCGCACATGCACACATGAAGGCCGGTTCGTTAACCGGCCTTTCTATTGGGTACGTCCTGAAAGACTGGGAATACGACCGGAGCAAAGAAGCCTTTCTGTTGAAAGAAATCGACCTCTGGGAAGTCAGTCTGGTGACGTTTCCGTCTAACGACGAGGCGCGGATCAGCGACGTCAAGAACGCGCTGGCCCGCGGGGAAATCCCCGAACAGAAAAAAATCGAAAGAGTCCTGCGTGATGTCGGACTCTCCCGTACCCAGGCCAAAGCATTCATGGCCGGGGGCTATGGCGCACTGTCCCTGCGCGACGCTGAGGATGTGGGCTCTGCACTGAATGCACTGAAAAATCTGAACTTCTAATCAGGAGAAATACGATGGCGGTTGATATTAAAGATGTCGAACAGGTCGCGCAGGAGCTGCAGCAGAAGTTTGACGACTTCAAAGCAAAGAACGACAAGCGCGTGGATGCGATTGAGCAGGAAAAAGGCAAGCTTGCCGGGCAGGTGGAAACCCTGAACGGGAAACTCAGCGAGCTGGAAAATCTCAAAAGCGACCTTGAAAAAGAGCTGCTTGAGCTGAAACGTCCGGCAGGTGGAGCGCAAAATAAACTGGCCACCGAGCATAAAGAGGCGTTTGTGGGCTTTCTACGTAAAGGCCGTGAAGACGGTCTGCGCGATCTGGAGCGTAAGGCATTGCAGGTGGGTACCGATGAAGACGGTGGCTACGCCGTGCCGGAAGAACTGGATCGCAACATTCTTAACCTGCTGAAAGATGAAGTGGTGATGCGTCAGGAAGCCACGGTGATCACCGTTGGCGGTTCCGACTACAAAAAACTGGTGAATCTGGGCGGTACGGCTTCCGGATGGGTGGGGGAAACGGATACGCGATCCCAGACTGCCACCTCCAGACTGGAGCTGATTGAACCTCTCATGGGGGAAATCTACGGCAACCCGCAGGCTACCCAGAAAATGCTGGACGATGCCTTCTTCAACGTGGAGGCCTGGATCAACAGCGAGCTGGCAACCGAATTTGCCGAACAGGAAGAAATTGCCTTTACCTCAGGCGATGGCACCAAGAAGCCGAAAGGGTTCCTGGCGTATGAATCCACTGATGAAACCGACAAGGTCCGGGCGTTCGGCAAACTTCAGCATATTGTATCCGGCGAAGCGACCGCGGTGACCGCAGACGCCATTATCAAACTGATTTACACGCTGCGTAAGGCACACCGCACTGGCGCGAAGTTCATGATGAACAACAACAGTCTGTTTGCCATCCGTCTGCTGAAAGACACCGAGGGTAACTATCTGTGGCGTCCGGGGCTGGAACTGGGGCAGCCGTCCTCTCTGGCGGGTTACGGTATCGCTGAAAACGAACAGATGCCGGATATCGCCGCTGATGCGAAAGCCATTGCATTTGGTAACTTCAAACGGGGTTACACCATCGTTGACCGTATCGGCACCCGCATTCTGCGTGACCCGTACACCAATAAACCGTTTGTCGGTTTTTATACCACCAAGCGCACCGGCGGGATGCTGGTCGATTCGCAGGCCATCAAACTGCTGAAGATTGCAGCGGCGTAATCACTCAGGGGCGCGGAACCGCGCCCCCTGTTCTGACGGGTGAAGAATCATGATCCTGAAACAAGATCTGAAATGGTCACCGGACGGTATGCGTGTTGAGGTCATTCGGGCCGGTGAGTATGACGACGGGGCGCTTCCTGCCCGGGTGCAGGAGATTGCACTTCAGGCCGGGTTAGCAGAGCGCGGAACCAGTGCAAAAAGCAGTAAAGCGGCAAAAGAGAAAAAAGCCACGACCAGTAAAGAGGGCTGAGTATGCTTCTGACAATGGAAGAGATTAAAGCCCAACTCCGGCTGGATGAGGATTTCGATGCTGATGACCGCCATCTGCAACTGCTGGCCTGTGCGGCGCAAAAGCGGACGGAAACGTATCTGAACCGGAAGCTCTATGCACCGGATGAAACCATTCCGGAGAGCGATCCGGACGGGCTGCACCTGCCGGATGATATTCGTCTGGGGATGCTGATGCTTATCAGCCATTTTTACGAAAACCGCTCGTCGGTTACGGAAGTGGAGAAACTCGACATGCCGCAGAGTTTTGGCTGGCTTGTCGGCCCGTACAGGTACTTTCCGCAATGAAAATTCGTCAGGCGCAGACCAGCGCAACCTACATTCTGCCGGACCCCGGTGAACTGAATAAACGCGTCCTGATCCGCCTGCGGGTGGATATGCCCGCGGATAACTTTGGCGTGGAGCCTCAATACCCGGTTACGTTCCGGACATGGGCGAAGGTTATCCAGACCAGTGCCACCACCTGGCAGGAAACCGCGCAGACCGGGGACGCCATCACCCATTACATCACCATTCGTTACCGCCGGGGGATCACCGCTGATTATGAGGTGGTCTGCGGTGACAGTGTGTACCGGGTGAAACGTCAGCGCGATCTGAACGGGGCGCGGCGCTTTCTGCTGCTGGAGTGTACGGAGCTGGGCGAATGTAGGCAGAGTCACGGAGGCAGCAATGGCGACTCCCTTTTTTCACGTTGATGTTCAGCAGCCCGCCGAGATGCGCTTTAACCGCGCCCGTGTCCGGCGGGCGTTTGTCACGATTGGGCAGCGTCATATGCGTGATGCCCGTCGGCTGGTGATGCGCCGTGCGCGGTCGGCACCGGGTGAAAACCCCGGTTATCAGACCGGACGCCTGGCTCGTTCGATTGGTTATATGGTGCCGAGAGCCAGTAAAAAGCGAGCCGGTTTTATGACACGCATTGCCCCTAACCAGCGCAACGGGAAGGGGAACCGGATGATCTCTGGTGACTTCTATCCGGCGTTTCTGTTTTTTGGTGTCCGGGGAGGAGCAAAACGTCGTCGTAGTCATCATCGTGGTGCATCCGGTGGCAGCGGCTGGCGACTGGCTCCACGTAATAACTTCATGGTGGAAGCGCTTGAAAAGAACCGCAGCTGGACACGCTATTTTCTGGCGCGGGAATTGCGTAAATCACTGAAGCCGGAGCGACGACACAGATGAAACTGACGCCTGTTATTGCTGCGCTGCGTGCCCGCTGCCCGTATTTTGAAAACCGGGTGGCAGGCGCGGCACAGTTCAAAAATCTGCCGGAGGTCGGAAAGCTGAGACTCCCGGCGGCGTATGTGGTACCGGGTGATGACTCTCCGGGAGAAAACAAAAGCCAGACCGACTACTGGCAGGAGCTGAAAGAGGGCTTCTCCGTGGTTGTCATACTGAGTAACGGGCGTGATGAGCGCGGTCAGTTTGCCTCGTATGATGTGGTGGACGATGTCCGGCAGATGCTCTTTAAGGCCCTGCTGGGCTGGAACCCGGAAGCGTGCGGTAACCCGATTACCTATGACGGCGGCACGCTGCTGGATCTGAATCGTCATGAGCTGATTTATCAGTTCGATTTTTCGGTCATCAGCGAGCTGACTGAAGACGATACCCGCCAGCAGGATGATCTGAACAGTCTGGATGAACTGCAAACGCTGGCGATTGATGTTGATTATCTCGAGCCCGGTAACGGGCCTGACGGCGATATCGAACATCACACCGAAATAACCCTTCCTTCCTGAGGATCCTCATGTTTGTCAAACCTGTTAAAGGGCGGTCAGTGCCTGACCCTGCCCGCGGCGACCTTTTGCCCGCCGAAGGGCGAAATGTTGATGAGAACAACTACTGGCTGCGCCGTGAAGCAGCGGGTGATATCCGGCGCGTGAATAAAAAGGTGAACACCGATGACGATAAGCTTTAACACCATTCCGTCGAATACGCTGGTTCCGCTGTTTTATGCGGAAATGGATAACCAGGCGGCGAATACTGCACAGGACAGCGGGGCATCGTTGCTGATTGGTCACGCCAATAACGGTGCAGAAATTGTTGCCAACAGTCTGGTGCTGATGCCGTCGGCAGACTATGCACGCCAGATTTGTGGTGCGGGAAGTCAGCTGGCGCGTATGGTCGAGGCTTATCGCCAGACCGACCCGTTTGGCGAGCTGTATGTGATTGCCGTTCCGGAAGCCACAGGCGCGGCGGCAACGGTTACGCTGACAGTGACCGGGGCGGCAACCGAAACCGGCACGGTGAATGTTTATGTGGGACGTACCCGCGTGCAGGCACCGGTGACCAACGGCGATAACGTCACGACGATTGCCAGCAGTATCAAAGATGCCATTAATGCCGTTCCGGCCCTGCCGTTTACGGCCTCATCTTCGGCAGGCGTGGTCACGCTGACCGCGCGTCATAAGGGGCTTTGCGGGAATGAAATTCCTGTCAGCCTCAATTACTACGGCTTTGGTGGGGGCGAAGTGCTGCCAGCGGGCGTACAGATTGCTGTGGCGACGGGGAGCGCCGGAACGGGCGCTCCGGTTCTCACCGGCGCGGTGGCTGCAATGGCGGATGAGCCGTTTGATTATATTGGCCTGCCGTTCAACGACACGGCCTCCGTTAACACGCTGGTGACAGAGATGAACGATACCAGCGGTCGCTGGAGCTATGCGCGTCAGCTGTATGGTCATGTGTATACGGCAAAGATCGGCACGCTGTCAGAACTGGTGAACGCAGGTGACCAGTTTAACCAGCAGCACATTACCCTGGCGGGATACGAAAAAGAGACCCAGACGCCTGCCGACGAGCTGGCGGCAAGCCGTACCGCCCGCGCAGCGGTGTTTATTCGCAACGATCCGGCACGTCCCACGCAGACCGGTGAGCTGGTGGGTATGCTGCCTGCGCCGAAGGGGAAACGGTTCACGATGACCGAACAACAGACCCTGCTGTCTCATGGCGTGGCAACGGCGTATGTCGAAAGCGGGGTGCTGCGCATTCAGCGTGATGTCACCACGTACAGGAAAAACGCTTACGGTGTTGCGGATAACAGCTACCTCGACAGCGAGACGCTGCATACCAGCGCGTATGTGCTGCGCAAACTGAAATCCGTCATTACCAGTAAGTACGGGCGTCACAAGCTTGCCAGCGACGGTACCCGCTTTGGTCCCGGTCAGGCGATTGTCACACCGGCGGTGATCAAAGGGGAACTGCTGGCAACCTACCGTCAGCTTGAGCGTGCGGGGATCGTGGAAAACTACGAACTGTTTAAGCAGTACCTGGTTGTGGAGCGTGATGCCAGCGATCCGAACCGCCTGAACACGCTGTTCCCGCCTGACTATGTTAACCAGTTGCGTGTTTTTGCCGTGGTTAACCAGTTCCGTCTTCAGTATTCAGAGGAGTCTGCATAATGGCCCGTATCGGGGGAACCTGTTATTTCAAAATTGACGGTCAGCAGCTATCGCTGACCGGCGGCATTGAGGTGCCCATGAACAGGACGGTCAATGATGACATCATCGGCCTGGACGGTTCAGTGGACCGCAAGGAAACTCACCGTGCGCCTTATGTCAAAGGGACATTCAAGGTGCCGAAGAATTTTCCGGTGAGTAAAATCACCTCGTCTGATGAGATGACCATCACTGCCGAGCTGGCGAACGGTCAGGTCTATGTATTGTCGTCCGCCTGGCTGCACGGCGAAGCGAACCATAATGCCGAAGAAGGCACGGTTGATCTTGAGTTCCACGGTGAAGAAGGGGATTACCAGTAATGAAAGAGCTTGAGTTAAAGAAACCGATTATCGCTCATGGTGAGACACTCTCCGTACTGGAGTTTGATGAACCCACCGGGAAGGATGTCCGCGAGCTGGGGTATCCCTACCAGATGAATCAGGATGAGTCCGTCAGACTTCTGGCGCATGTGGTGTCGAAATACATTGTGCGGCTGGCGAAAGTGCCGCAAAGCTCTGTCGACCAGATGTCTCCGGCAGACCTGAATGCAGCGGCGTGGCTTGTGGCTGGTTTTTTCCTCCAGGCCTGACGGCTGAATACCTCACTGATCGCTTCTTTGACTGCGCCAGCTACTGGCGCATTAATCCCTTCGAATTGCTGAGTATGCCGATCAGTGAAATTCCCTTGCTGGTCAGTCAGGCAAACAGGATAGAGCAGGAGAAACGCACACATGGCTGAATTTGAGCTTAAGGCGTTGATCACCGGTGTCGACAGGCTTTCTCCCGCGCTGTCGAAAATGCAAAAGAAAATCCGGGGATTTAAACGCCAGGCGGAAGAAGCGTCACAGGGTGGGCTGGCGCTTGGTGGCGGACTGGCTGCGGGTCTGACGCTTTCCCTGAAATCTTATGCCGATCAGGAAAACGCCGCCACCGGGCTGAAAGTCGCCATGATGGATGCGAACGGCGAGGTTGGAAAGAGCTTTCAGGACATCAATAAACTGGCTATTGGCCTGGGTAACCAGCTACCCGGTACAACGGCTGATTTCCAGAACATGATGCAGATGCTGGTGCGTCAGGGGATCCCGGCAGAAAACATTCTGGGTGGTGTGGGTAAAGCGACAGCTTATCTTGCGGTGCAACTGAAAAAAACACCGGAAGCGGCTGCTGAGTTTGCTGCAAAGATGCAGGATGCTACCGGAACGGCGTCAGAAGACATGATGGGGCTGTTCGACACTATCCAGAAGGCGTTTTATCTGGGCGTTGACGATACCAACATGTTGTCCTTCTTCACTAAAACCAGTTCTGTTCTGAAGATGGTGAATAAGGACGGTCTTCAGGCTGCACAGAGCCTTGCCCCTATCAGCGTCATGATGGATCAGATGGGGATGAACGGGGAGTCGGCAGGTAATGCCCTGCGAAAAGTTATCCAGTCCGGATTAAGCATTAAGAAAATCAGGGACGTCAATAAAGTCATGGCCCGCCAGAAACTCGGAGTGCAGCTCGATTTTACTGACAGCAAAGGGAGTTTTGGCGGTCTTGATAACATGTTTAAGCAACTGGCAAAGCTGCGAAAACTGACCGACGTTAAGCGAACAGGTGTACTTAAGGCAATATTTGGTGATGATGCCGAAACCCTTCAGGTGGTCAATGCCCTGATCGATAAAGGAAAGGATGGTTACGATCAGATCCAGCAGAAGATGAATAAACAGGCCAGCCTGAATAAACGTGTTCAGGCACAGCTTGGTACGCTGTCCAACCTGTGGGAGGCAATGACAGGGACCGCAACTAACGGCCTTGCGGCTATTGGCGGCGCATTTTCTGGTGACGCTAAAAATATCACGCAATGGCTGGGGGAGTTGGGGGAGAAATTCACGAAGTTTGCGGATGAAAATCCCCGGGTTATTCGCGGCGTCGTCGGGCTTGCTGCCGGTCTTGCGATTCTGAAACTGGGATTGATGGGCGTGGGCAGTGCCATCAGTATTGTCAGCAGGATCATGTCGATGACGCCGATTGGCATGATTGCGACGGCGATAGCCCTGGCTGCGGGATTAATTATCACTAACTGGGATGTTGTCGGACCTTATTTTAAGAAACTCTGGGAAACCATTGGTCCTTATTTTGAGACTGGCTGGGAACTTCTTAAGAAGGTTTTTGCCTGGTCGCCGCTGGGGATGGTGATCAATAACTGGGGACCGGTTGTTAAGTGGTTTCAGGATATGTGGGATAAGCTGAAGCCGATTATTGAATGGTTTACCGACAGTTCCGGTGACACGGTCGATGCCATTAACTCGGCGCAGTGGGGCGCGGGTGCTTATGATGCTTATGGGACGGGAATACCGGCGCGGGGATACACACCTTATCCGGCGGTGGATCCGGCTCAGGCAAACAACGCCTCCGGTGCCACAGGCTCGAATCCCTTCATGATTAACAAAGCTTCTGCGCCAAAAGTTGATGGTGAGATCAAGGTCTCTTTTGTGAATTCGCCTCCGGGTATGCGGGTTATGGAAACGCGATCCAGTGGCATTGATATTAATCACGATGTTGGGTACACCAGATTTAGGTAAAGACGAACAGGGAGGGCCGCCCCTCCCTGAACTTACTGTGCGAACACGCAATTTCGGCCTGATGGGGAGCCGACAATTCTGGACATTTTTTCGCAAATAACAGTTACTTGTTCTCCTTTTTTAAGAGCAGCAGCTGTTGATTTTTCAGAGTCTTGCATCTCCATTCTTGCTGGCATGAATTCATTTTCAGTTCTGAATTTAATAATTATAGAGTCAGTAAAGTCCTTATCAATGGATTGTACGATACCTCTAACGGCGATTAATTTACCTTTTAACTGTTCATCGGTAGCGACTTCATTTTCTTCATACTGTTTAAACAGCTGTCGAGCAGTAGTGTTGTAGATTTCTTTTTGCGGTGCCGCAGCTTCCGTATCGGATGAGTATGAAGAATTAGAGCCTTTATCGTTATTGCCTGCAAAATATCCAATAATCACCAACCCGATGAAAATATATAAAATCCATTTTAATAATTTCTTTATGTTATCACCTTAATGCTAATAATTTATATAGTTACAAATGGTAATGGCTACCACTACAAATTATGGCATTACCAGTAAATATTACTACTGATAATAAATATGGGACTTATATGACGTGGAAAGACAAGCTTCAGGATGCGTCATTTCGCAGCGTGCCGTTTAAGGTTGAAGAAGAAAGTGCGGGAACCGGTCGTCGTGTGGAAACACATGAATACCCGAACCGCGACAAACCCTATACCGAAGACCTGGGGAAAATCACTTTCCGCCCGTCCATCACGGCTTATGTGGTGGGAGATGACTGCTTTGACCAGCGTGATCGCCTGATTGAAGCGCTGAATAAACCCGGTCCCGGCACGCTTGTCCATCCGACATACGGTGAGTTGAAAGTCTGTGTTGACGGGGAAGTTCGGGTCAGCACATCGAAGAGTGAAGGGCGTATTGTCCGCTTTGACCTGAAGTTTGTCGAAGCGGGAGAACTCTCTTACCCCACATCAGGCGTGGCGACGGCGCAGACGCTGATGTCATCCTGTTCTGCACTGGATGACTGCATCAGTGACAGCTTCAGCGGTTTCAGTATCGATGGCGTGGCGGATTTTGTGCAGAACGACGTTATCGGTAATGCCAGCACAATGCTTGGGTATGTTTCTGATGCGATGAAAGTGGTGGATTCTGCTGTATCGGATGCCGCCAGGCTGTTGCAGGGGGATATCTCGGTACTTATGCCGCCGCCATCGTCAGGAAAAAATTTCGTTGAGCAGGTGCAGAAAATGTGGCGTACCGGAAAACGCCTTTATGGTAACGCCAGCGACCTGGTCACCATGATCAAAACGCTTTCTGGTGTCAGCCTCGGCAGCGATCTGCAACCGCGCGGCGTCTGGAAAACGGACAGTAAAACCACCGCCACGGCGACGCAGCAGCGTAACGTGGTTGCCAGCACCCTTCGTACGACCGCAATCAGCGAAGCGGCGTATGCCGTCACCCGATTGCCTGCGCCAATAACTTCCGCGGTGATGCAGAATTCCGCAGTGGGGCAGGCAACAACACCCGCGCAGAGCACTGGCTGGCCTTCCGTCACGCATCCGGCACTGAACAATGCACCGGCGGTGAAAAACACGGTTGACCTGCCGACGTGGGAAGAACTGACTGACATTCGCGACACACTGAATACGGCAATTGATAAGGAGTTGTCCCGTACAACCAGCGATGCGCTGTTTCTGGCGCTGCGCCGGGTGAAAGCAGATCTGAATGCGGATATCAACACGCGCCTTGAACAGTCTGCACGGATCATTCAGCGCACACCGGATGAGGTTTTACCCGCGCTGGTGCTGGCGGCGACCTGGTTTGATAACGCGGCGCGTGACGCGGACATTATCCGGCGTAATGCCATTACGCATCCCGGCTTTGTGCCGGTGATCCCTCTGAAGGTGCCAGTGCAATGAACGACAATGTCACGCTACGGGTAAATGGCCGGGAGTGGAATGGCTGGACATCGGTGCGCATCGGTGCCGGTATTGAACGGCTGGCGCGGGATTTCAGTGTGGAGATCACCCGCCAGTGGCCGGGTGATGAGGGTATTACCACGCTTCAGCCGCGCATTAAAAACGGTTCAAAAGTGGAGGTGCTGATTGGTGATGAGCGGGTGATCACCGGCTGGGTGGAGGCGACGCCCGTTCGTTACGATGCCCGTTCGGTCAGCACCGGTATTGCCGGACGCAGTCTGACCGCTGACCTGATTGACTGTGCAGCCGAACCGACACAGTTTAACGGACGATCGCTGGTACAGATTGCGCAGGCGCTTGCTGCGCCTTTCGGCATTGAGGTGGTGAACAGCGGTGCGCCGTCGGGTGTTATTCCTGATGTTCAGCCTGATCACGGTGAAACGGTGATTGAGGTAATCAACAAAATACTCGGTCAGCAGCAGGCGCTGGCTTACGACGACCCGCACGGCAGGCTGGTGATTGGCGGTATTGGCTCAACGCGGGCACATACCGCGCTGGTACTTGGGGAAAACATCCTTTCCTGTGATACGGAGAAGAGTATCCGGGAGCGGTTTTCTGTTTACCAGGTGGCGGGGCAGCGTGCCGGAAACGACGATGATTTCGGTGAGGCCACCACCACCGCGCTGCGGGCCCGCACAGAGGACGCATTTATTGCCCGTTACCGTCCGATGTATATCAGGCAGACAGGGCAGGCTACGGGGGCAGGCTGTATTGCGCGTGCTGACTTTGAAGCCCGACAACGGGCGGCGCGGACGGATGAAACCACCTATGTGGTGCAGGGCTGGCGACAGGGTAACGGTACGCTGTGGCAGCCCAACCAGCGGGTGATTGTCTTCGATCCGGTCTGTGGTTTCGACAATACCGAACTGCTTGTCTCGGAAGTCACGTTTACTCAGGACCAGAATGGCACCCTGACGGAAATCCGTGTCGGCCCACCTGATGCTTATCTGCCTGAACCCGAAGCCCCCGGCGCGCGGAAAAAGAAAAAAGCCAGAGTACAGGAGGACCCGTTCTGATGAAGGCGATTGAAACCATACAGCGACAACTCCTCGGCCTGATTGGGCGGGCGGTGGTGAAAAGCATCAGTGCCGCCACGAAATGTCAGACCGTGGATGTGTCCCTGATTGCCGGTGAACCCAAAGCCGGGGTTGAACATCTTGAACCCTACGGTTTTACCGCAAGGGCAAACAGCGGTGCGGAAGCGGTGGTGTTGTTTCCGGATGGTGACCGTTCTCATGCGGTGGTTGTTACGGTGTCGGACCGGCGCTACCGCCTGAAAGGGCTGCAGACGGGTGAGGTGGCTGTCTATGACGATCAGGGGCAGTCCGTGACGCTGACCCGGGAGGGGATCGTGGTGGACGGTGCAGGTAAAACGATCACGTTTCGCAATTCACCTAAAGCACGTTTTGAAATGGACCTGGAAGTGACCGGACAGGTGAAAGACCTGTGCGACTCCAGCGGCACCACCATGTCAGCGATGCGGCTTGCCTATAACGGGCATCGTCACAGAGAGAACGGTCAGGGCAGTAACACCGACAAACCTGATAAATCGATGGAGGCATGATGGAACTGTGGCTGACGGTGAACGGTAAACGCACCTGCGCCAGCGCACCGCTGGATCCGCTGACCCGCGCCGTGGTGATTTCCCTGTTTACCTGGCGGCGGGCGGAGCCTGATGACAACGCCGACGTCCCGATGGGATGGTGGGGGGATACCTGGCCTGCGGTACAGAATGACCGTTACGGCTCCCGACTGTGGCTGCTTCAGCGCAGCAAACTGACCAATCAGCTGGTGCTGACGGTAAGGGGGTATATCCGCGAATGCCTGCAATGGATGATTGATGACGGCGTGGTGTCCCGTATTGATCTGGATATCCGCCGCACCGGGATTAATGAACTGGGTAACAGTATCACTCTCTGGCGTCGTGACGGACCGGTAATGATTTCTTTTGATGATCTGTGGAGTGCGATAACGCATGGCGGACAGTGAATTTCAGCGCCCGACGCTGGCAGAAAATATCAGTATGCTCCGTAACGATTTATTCGCCAGGCTGGACGTCAGCGACACGCTCCGGCGCATGGATGAAGACGTGCGGGCAAAGGTGTATGCGGCGGCGCTGCATACGGTTTACGGGTACATCGATTATCTGGCAATGAACATGCTGCCTGACCTGTGCGATGAGTCCTGGCTGGCGCGACATGCTGCGATGAAACGGTGTCCGCGCAAGGGGGCCACGACTGCCAGCGGGTATATGCGCTGGGAAGGCGTCAGCGATGGCCTGAAGGTGACCGCCGGGAGTGTTATTCAGCGCGATGACCTGGTTCAGTACACGGCAACTGCCGATGCAACCAGCGCCGGTGGTGTCCTGCGCGTGCCGATCGCCTGCTCAAGTGCAGGCGCGGTCGGTAACGCTGACGACGGTACGTCATTAATCCTGGTCACGCCGGTTAATGGTCTGCCGTCTTCCGGCGTGGCAGACACTCTGACAGGTGGATTTGATACTGAAGATCTGGAAACGTGGCGCGCCCGCGTCATTGAGCGGTATTACTGGACGCCTCAGGGCGGGGCTGACGGGGACTATGTTGTCTGGGCTAAAGAAGTGCCCGGCATTACCCGCGCATGGGCATACCGTCACTGGATGGGAACGGGGACTGTCGGTGTGATGATTGCCAGCAGTGACCTGATTAATCCCATTCCGGAAGAATCAACGGAAACGGCGGCAAGACAACATATCGGGCCACTGGCCCCGGTGGCAGGCTCTGATTTGTATGTGTTCAGGCCGGTGGCGCATACGGTGGATTTTCATATCCGTGTGACGCCGGATACACCGGAAATACGGGCTGCCATCACCGCGGAGTTGCGTTCGTTCCTGCTGCGTGATGGTTATCCGCAGGGAGAACTGAAGGTGTCGCGTATCAGTGAAGCGATTTCCGGTGCGAACGGGGAATACAGCCATCAATTGCTTGCACCGGCGGAAAATATCTCCATTGCAAAAAATGAACTGGCGGTTCTGGGGACGATTTCATGGACGTGACAAACGATGATTACATCCGTCTGTTGTCGGCACTGCTGCCGCCCGGTCCGGCGTGGTCAGCCAGCGATCCGGCGATTGCCGGTGCGGCACAGTCATTAACCCGCGTTCATCAGCGTGCGGATGCCCTGATGCGGGAGCTGGATCCGCGCACCACCACCGAACTGATAAATCGCTGGGAGCGTCTGTGCGGCCTGCCGGATGAATGTATTCCCGCAGGAACACAGACCCTTCGCCAGCGTCAGCAACGACTGGATGCGAAGGTTAACCTGGCGGGCGGCATCAATGAGGATTTTTACCTTGCACAGCTTGCTGCCCTAGGCAGACCAGACGCCACCATCACGCGATACGACAAAAGCACGTTCACCTGCTCATCGGCCTGTACTGACGCGGTGAATGCGCCGGAATGGCGGTATTACTGGCAGGTCAATATGCCAGCCACCACCAACACCACCTGGATGACATGTGGCGATCCCTGTGATTCCGCACTGCGTATCTGGGGCGACACCGTTGTCGAGTGTGTGCTTAACAAACTCTGCCCGTCGCATACCTACGTAATTTTTAAATATCCGGAGTAATCCATGCATCGTATAGACACGAAAACCGCGCAGAAGGATAAGTTCGGCGCGGGTAAGAACGGTTTTACCCGTGGTAACCCCCAGACTGGCACACCTGCCACCGATCTGGATGATGACTACTTTGATATGTTGCAGGAAGAACTCTGCAGCGTGGTGGAGGCATCCGGTGCCAGCCTGGAGAAGGGGCGAAACGACCAGTTGCTTACCGCGCTTCGTGCTCTGCTGTTAAGCCGCAAGAATCCGTTTGGCGATATCAAATCGGATGGCACGGTGAAAACGGCTCTCGAAAACCTTGGTTTGGGAGAAGGTGCTCCAGCTATTGGCGTTCCGTTCTTCTGGCCGTCCGCTGCAATGCCAAATACTGTAATCGACAGCTGGTCCTGTATGGTGTTTTTGAAGTTCAACGGCGCGAAATTCTCTGCCACTGATTATCCTGTGCTGGCGAAAGTGTTTCCTTCGCTGGTATTACCTGAAGCCCGCGGTGATTTCATTCGTATCTGGGATGACGGGCGAGGTGCAGACGGTGGTCGCGAATTATTAAGCTGGCAGGCAGCTACAAACTTTTCTCAGTTTGCCGGGAATATAGGCGAAGGTGCGGGACACGCAATTAACTTTCATGATGGCATCGCCGGAAATCAGCCAGGATTTTCACGATTTAATTTCACCAGTAACTCTGTGGGTGATGGTGTGAATTTTGTTGCAGTCAGACCGCGAAATATTGCATTTAACTTTCTGGTGAGGGCTAAATAATGAAACCTGTTTTTGATGAAAATGGGCTGGCTACAGTGCCGGGCGATATGCGTTGTTTTTATTATGATGCTGAAACATCTGAGTATACGGGCTGGTCTGATGAATATATTAATACTGGCGTAAGTATGCCCGCCTGTTCCACTGGTATTGACCCTGGCGAAAACATTCCGGGAAGAGTGGCAGTATTTACAGGTAAGGGATGGAGCCATGAAGAAGACCATCGCAATGAGACTGTTTACTCAATCGAAAATGGCGCAGCTGTTACAGTGGATTATATCGGTGCCATCAAAGACGGTTATGTCACGATTTCACCGTTAACGCCATACGATAAATGGGATGGTGAGAAATGGGTGACAGACACTGAGGCACAACACAGTGCCGCAGTAGACGCGGCAGAAGCACAGCGCCAATCACTGATTGATGCAGCAATGGCTTCCATTAGTCTGATTCAGCTGAAGTTACAGGCCGGACGGAAACTGACTCAGGCAGAAACAACCCGACTTAACGCCGTGCTGGATTACATTGACGCGGTGACGGCAACAGATACCAGCACCGCGCCGGATGTCATCTGGCCTGAACTGCCGGAGGCGTAGGCCATTCAATATCTGGCGCACCGGAAGTATCGACCAGCTCCAGTGCGTCCAGATAATCCAGCCACAAATTATATTGCGTCAGTTCGTCACCTTTCAGACGACCAATAGCCGCTTTACCGGGCCATTGCTTACTGTTCATGTATTCGTTGGCCTGGTTAATTAGTAGCTGTCTTTCTGATTCAGTAATTTCAATAAGCTCTTCATGCGTGGGTGGAGGAATATCTGCCCACGCAGGCAGCCCATCATCTCCGGCAATACGGATTTTTCCTTGTGGCGGTTCAGCCATAAACTCACTGATAATATTTTGATTTACTTCCTTAGCGTCTGATAAATCCCATCCCTCTGATTTATATTTATCAATCATATCCACAGGGAAAAAAGCATTATGCCTTGCGCTATAAACATATTCGTCCATATAAATCACCCTGAATAAAATTACTCACCAACAGCCCACCAACTGTAATTCATCGATACCGTGTCGCTGGTTGATGACGTTCTGTAAGCAGAATTAAAGCCGGTTAACGTTGGGCCTTCTGCAGTCATCACGAACCCTCGCCCAGCGCCTAAAGGCGCACCGCCATCACCAGAATGGGTAAGAATGGCGCAGTCCGCTTTTTTAGGGAAAGGGATAGGAAATGTAATCCTCATTGTTTGCGTCGATAATTTCGGCATAGCCTCACCTCGACCATATTGCAGAATTTTACCGTTGGGTAATTTCATCCATCCATCACCACTGGCAAAAGAAGCCATGTCCGGTATCTGATTTTCCCCTGTTCCCCACACCCCGTTTCGCTGCTTCTCCCAAACCAACGTTTATGAAAATGCAGAAATAACGAGCAAATGGCATCATTCCTGCTTTTGTCAGGGGGATCTACCATGCTTATTGGCTATGTACGCGTATCAACAAATGACCAGAACACCGATCTACAACGTAATGCGTTGAACTGTGTAGGATGTGAACTGATTTTTGAAGACAAGATAAGCGGTACGAAGTCCGAAAGGCCCGGACTGAAAAAACTGCTCAGGACATTATCGGCAGGTGACACACTGGTTGTCTGGAAGCTGGATCGGCTGGGGCGTAGTATGCGGCATCTGGTCATTCTAGTTGAGGAGTTGCGCGAACGTGGCATTAATTTTCGCAGCCTGACGGATGCTATTGATACCAGCACACCGATGGGGCGTTTTTTCTTTCATGTGATGGGTGCCTTGGCTGAAATGGAACGAGAACTGATTGTTGAACGAACAAAAGCTGGACTGGAAGCTGCTCGCGCGCAGGGACGAATTGGTGGACGTCGTCCCAAACTTACACCAGAACAATGGGCGCAGGCCGGGCGATTAATTGCATCAGGCGTTCCTCGCCAAAAGGTGGCGATCATCTATGATGTTGGTATATCGACACTGTATAAGAAGTTTCCGGTTGGAGATAAATGAAACCGTAGCACGTCGTATGCAAGAACGTGCTACGGTTAGCTGGTGAAATGTCGATAGTGCGAGTGTTGAATAATTTCTAGCCGTTATTGATTTTACGTATTTTTGTATGAGATGATTTGCATCTCCTGTCACCGACCATCTATGACTATACGTCACCATTTCTAGGGCTGCTATGTGCCAAGAGCGGTAATTGACAGAGAGCAGCCCTATCTCAGTGGCTTTATTTTTTTAGAGATTGCATTCGTTCATTGAATATGTCCAATGTGTCTTGAAATTCAACAAAGCCTCTATCCTTTATAAGGCTTTTAATTAAGTTAGGAAAATCACTTTCTACACCAGCTGTAATGAAATCTAACTCGCCTAATTTATTCGGGATGTTTTCAGAAACAAATTTGTTAATAACCTCAAGAAATTGATCAGGCATGGCACATCCGCTTGCGACTAAATGCAAACATTCCATAATATCGCTTACTGTTGCCAGTGGTAGGTTTAAAATATTACTGTTAATAAACTTGTCTATAATGTCAACGACCTCAGGAGAGCCAATCCTTTTGATGTTCAATAATAAACTCTTAGTGATGGATCTTTTCCACTTATCATCAAATAATTGTATTTTTGTTAACGCTAATGTTAATAGTTCAGTGTTTTTGTATTCGTAATTATGATTCTCTGATAATATGTAAATGTTTCGTAAGATATTGGAGTTAATTACATGCTGGTCATAACCATTTAACTCTCCTGTATTGATTTTTATAAGTATTACATCCAGGATTTTTAACATATCATCATGGGATTTTTGATACAAAAACTCATTCACAGCTAGAAGATTATGTATGTTTTCATAAATATTTATGTTATTAGTTCTGCCTTCTAACAAAGGAAGCAAACCATTTATTATTTTCTTTAACTGGTTTGAACTCCACGGAACACATCCTAATATAATCAATAAATTATTGGTCCATCGATCTATTGAAGTGGTATGAATAAAATTTTTATTTTTCAACCTAATCAGGTTGCATATGTTTTCGAGAGAGTTGAGTAAATATTTCTTAATATGGTGAACTTCTCTTTTGTCAAGTTTGCTGGTGCTGATTATTATTTTGTCTTTTATTACCTTACTTAAAAATTTTTTGAGTTTTTCTGTCTCGCAGTATTTTATTAACATAAATAGATCGATTCTATTAACATAGAATATCTCTTCGCATAGATAGTGTTCGAGGCTACTAAGAATATTAAATTCGAAAAATTGTTTAACCTCTTTATATTCTTCAATTAAAATTTCGTTGCCTAAAATGAAATACACATAAGGGTACAGTTTCGCTCTTGTTTTAAATTCATCATTGGAAAATGCTATTCCACCACTCTTTCTTATTTGTGAGTACCCTAAATTCTTCTTCGATTCAACGTCAAATCGATAGTAAGCTTTGTATATTTCATTAAATTCAAGCATCTTTACTAATTCTTGTAGCTCACTTTGCACCCCCCGTGGAAAATCAATTATTTTACTTTTAAACTCAAATGGAGTATGGCTTTCCATTATTGATTTACAATCTTCATCAATGTCCTTACCGTTACAGTGTAAATCCGACTTCAACATCCTGTAAGCATAATCAAAATTAGACATGTGAATGGTGGCGAGAATATAGTTTCTCTCATTAAGATGAAGCTTTACTTTCGAAATAAGAATATCGAGAAGTTTGCCATATTCCTTGTTAATAAGAAGTATTTCAGCATTATCCTTTGAATAAGCGAAAGAAATCTTATTGTATAGCTCAGACTCTAATTCTGAAGAACTAATCACCTCATACAGTTTCGAGTCATAACTAACTGTATTTATAAATGCCTTTTCCAAAATAGATGAGAATGTCTTTTTTAAGTGAGTATTTTTACTCAAAATGTCATTAAGGTATATGCTATTTATTTTCCTGCTATACTCGTCATAATCAGTCGTCAAAATATTATTGTGGGAGGTTAGTTTAACCCCAGACTTATCATAATCAATGGTACTATTAGTTAATTTTTTACTGATCTGCTCAGGGAGCAATACTTTGTATTGTGTTAATGCTTTTAGTTTGCTATCAACATATTTATTTATTTTTTTTGTTACAATACATTGAATATCATTCTTCAATTTATTTTTATCAAAATCAGACATTCTCAGGTCATCTTCTATTTTTTTTACCTTTGACTCAGTATAGATCAGGGTCCTCTTTATAAACTCATCTTGGTTTTTAACAAGCTTGAAATCACTGAAAAATTTTGAATAAAGATCATGATAGCTAATGTCAGTATTCATCGGTGTCAACAAGGATATCCCATGATTTCTTAAGTAAAGAGCCTGGGCTGCATCATGATTTTTCTGGAGCAAATATTTTCTTGGTGTTGCTTTTGATATAGTTGTAACCCATGAAACAATCTGTTTTAAATCATAATCACTATAAGAGTATCCTAAAAACACAACAGTGTTTGTTGAGAATATTCCTTTTATAAAATTTTCGATAAGTGGAAAATTTTGGCTGTACTGTAAGTAATCATCCTCTTTAAAAACAAAATTATTCTGTCGAAAATCCCCATGCATCTTTATAATTTTCTTGTCCAAATGACTTTGTGCCAGGTCCACGTCAGAACTAACTAAATCATAAGCCAATCCTATGTCTTGTGCAGTTTTTTCAAGCAAACTATCCCAGTTGGTTGTAATTATATAGTGGGGGTTTAATTCAAATAGCATCTTATGAAAAAGACTTGGTTTCAAATCTCTAATTATTGATTTGACTTTTTTAACATAAGAGTTTTGTCCGTATTGAAGAAAGTAAAGTTGGGCTATTTTTAAATAATCATTTTCTTCAGACAATCCTAAGTCGTCTTTTAGCTCATTTATTAACTCCCTCCAGGTTGGTATTTTTATTAATTCCGTTTCGCTGAATTTAGAAAAACCAGCACCAATAAAAAGAACTAACTTATTATCTTGACTGGCATTCAATATTTCGTTCAAGTCATATTCAGAAAAAGAAAGTGGATTTAAATTTATCATTTTATAACTCTATGCATGTCTTAAAATTCATTGCTTCCATCAATATTAGCATAATTAAGTATTTCAAATCATAACGATGCTTAATTTATCATTATAATCCATTAACTTGTTCCAAGTACACCGTCTGCTAGTAATTTCTCCATTAACTGACTTATAAAGTGGGGGACTTCCGTCTCTCTCTCATAACAGACATTCACTACAGTTATGGCAGAAAGGTATGCAAGCCGGGTGTGGGAAAGTATGAAAGAAAAGAAGACTGCTGCGCCGTTTGTCGTCACATTTATCTTCATTGGCTATGCAAGTCGTAATACAAGGTGGGACAAAACTGAGACACATAAGGCCTCGCAATGGCTTGCAAGGCTTTACATGTTTTGATGTGGCGGGACGTGTGAGCGCAGTGTTGATGGGGTAATGCTTTGAATTAGAATCGGATTCTTATAATTCGTAATGCGAAGGTCGTAGGTTCGACTCCTATTATCGGCACCATTTAAATCAAGTAGTTACCCCATATTTAAATACACCACGTTTCCTCCTGTGCCGTATTTGTGCCATTGTAACCCTGGCAATTCATCAAAATACTGTTCTGACATCAGGCAATGCAGGTGCAGACATTTAAGCCAATTGCTGCCGCCATTCCTTGACGTGGTCAATCAGGGCGCGGAGCTTTGGTGCAATATTGCGACGCTGTGGGAAATACAGATAGAAGCCTGGAAATTGTGGAAGAAAGTCATCAAGCAGCGATACAAGCTTACCGCTTTCAATATATGGCCTGAAAGTTTCCTGAGTGGCAATTGTTATTCCTCCGCCGGCAAGAGCCAGCCTCAACATCAGACGCAGATCATTAGTCGTAATCTGCGGTTCAATCGCAAGGTCGAAAGTTCTCCCGTTTTCTTCAAATGGCCAGCGATAAGGCGCAACCTCCGGGGACTGACGCCAGCCGATACACTTATGGGTATTTCCCCCGGAGGCGAGAAAGCGCTCTCCACGCCCGGCCGCAAGGATCAGGACGACGGGGGCAGGCAT